CTATGGATACAACAAGATAACTTGGTCTAAGACTGAGTTGGACATGATCCAAGCTCAATGGGATGCCTTACCAAACTATGTTGGTGACGCTAACGTGTTACCTCTAGTTGATGTGTCTGGTTCTATGACCTGCCCAGCAGGTGGCCACAAGTCCAAGTCAGGCGTGACCTGTCTTGATATCTCTGTATCCCTAGGTTTATACCTAGCAGACAAGAACACTGGAAAGTTCAAGGACACCTTCTTGACTTTCTCTGGAAAGCCAGAATTGTTGCACTTAAAGGGTAACATCAACGAGAAGATTAACCAAATGGTTGGTTCTTCTTGGGCAATGGACACAAACCTACATGCCGCATTTGACAAGATTTTGTCAGTTGCTGTAAAGGGACAAGTACCTGAAGCAGAAATGCCAAAGGTTCTTTTAATTCTGTCTGACATGCAATTTAACCAATGTGTTAAGCATGACAACAGTGCAATCGAAATGATTGAACGCAAGTATGCAGAAGCAGGATATGAACTTCCAAAGGTTGTATTCTGGAACTTGAATGCCGAATATGGCAACGCTCCAGTAAAGTTCGACAAGTCTGGTACTGCACTGGTATCTGGATTCTCACCAGCAATCGTGAAGCCTTTGCTGAGTGGTGACCTAGATGGTTTCACACCAGAATCCGTGATGATGAAAGTTATCATGGACGACCGTTACAAGGTTCTTTGAACCTAAACGGGATGATGCCTATATAATAGGCGTCATTTTGAAGTATACTATTGCAGACCCTAACGAAGGCACTTGATTGAATCAAGAATAGTATACTTCAGAATGATTATGCGGGATTAGTTTAGTGGCAAAACGCTATCCTTCCAAGTTAGAGTTGAGAGTTCGATTCTCTCATCCCGCTCCAGTTTATGCGGATGTTTCAAACATCTTTGGGGTCCACCCAAATTCTACGTGGGAATCGTAGTATCCGCTCCAATTTATAGCAGTGTAGAGAAGTAGTTATCTCACCAGGTTCATACCCTCGGAGGTCGTTGGTGCAAATCCAGCCATTGCAACCATTTTATGAGGTCATTATGCGTCCATTAGGTAATAAAGTCATCGTAGAACGTATTGAACAAACCAATACGACTGCATCAGGTATTATCATCAAAGGTAGTACAGGTGAACCAGATAAAGCAAGAGTTATTTCTGCTGGTCCAGATGCAAAAGAAGTTTCTGAAGGTGATGTTGTGCTTTTGAATTGGAACGCAGCACAAAAGTCTGGTGATGTTTATGTAATCACCGAAGACCACATTGTATTCGTGTACGAGGACGAATAATGGCCACAACCAATGATATTACCGGTGACAGTATTCAGACTGGTGTTATAACAGACACATACCGAAATAATTGGGAATTGATTTGGGGCAAGAAAACCCCAAAAGAAAAAGATGATGCAAAGGCCGAGGATGAAGCCTTTGATGATTTACAAAAACAATTAGATTCTAAGTAAACGTTCCAACTCAGTTATTCTGGTGTGAACGTTTTTACTTCCTAGAATCACCACGATTCTATCATCCACTTTGGCTACGATACAACCGCCTGCCAAATTAATATATCCCGTTTTACTCACAACATAATTGTATTTGCCGACCGTTGGGTTGGTGTTGCCGTTTCTGGTCTTACTGGCCCGGACAATTGCTGGGTATTGACTGGCTGCCTCCACAATCTTAATTAGTTCTTCCGCATTACTGCTATTAAACACAGATAGTCCAGATGGTTCGGTGAATTTAGTATTGTTCAATCCCAACTCCCTGGCCTTCATATTCATCTTCAGGATACAGTCAGGCACCTTATCACAAAGTCTTTTTGATGCACGGTTATCACTGGACACCAGAGTTCGTTGGAGAAGATCCTGGTCAGTTTTAGATGTAACACTTTCGTATTCATCCAAGAACACCATTGCTGTCACCAGTTTTGTAATACTTCCGATTGACCTTACTTCCGTAGTATTTTTACCTTGTAAAATTTGTCCTTGTGAGGACAATAACCAGCTCTTGGCAGTAATCTCAACTTCTTTTTGTCCTTTAGAGGTCAAATTTTTTGTGTGTCCAATATTGAACACGCATGATAGAAGTAATAATAAAAATAATTTTTTCATAGTTAAATGTGTTTGTCCCACCAAACGACAATCATTGCAATTGTTACATAAATCACAGTTGTGATTGTCGCTGTAAATATATTGAGTATCAAAGTTGCGAAAAGTAAACCCCCACTATTAAGTAACCAATTTAATATTTTTCGTAACATTATCGTCCTATGTATCTCTTAGGTAAGGCTTCTATTCTGCGTTGTTCTTCTGTCTTTGGCACCCATTCTTCACCTAAGTGTGGATATTTTTTAATTCTATCCTCAATCACTACGGCAAAAGACAAACCAATTGCACCAGCAACTACAACAGCTCCTATTCCCCAAGCAATTTCTATTCTTAATCTTTGTATTCGTTTTTTTCTTCTGACTTCTTTCAGGAAGTCCTCATGCATTTGATTGGAAATAAGAACTCTTTGACGAGTTCCCATTTTCTTCATCATTTCTTCCACCTCGGTGTACAATGCACCAAGTTCTGGTGGTGATTGATATACCATCAATTCACGCAAATCAACAGCCATTTGTTCCAATTGTTTACGCATTAGTACCCGTTGCAAAGCACGTTTACCTAATGATGCGTCACCTGTGTAAACTTCATTCTCTGCACGTTTTTCTTCTTCTTCAAATACCGCCATGCATTTGTAAAAGTTATCATAATATGTACCAAGATGTTCACCGATTTCGGTATAGATATCAGTGTGTTGACCAGCATTAGCCTTCTTGTTTAATTCAATAACCTCATTCTTTTGTCGAATGTATTGGTTCTTTTGTTCGACCGTGGCAGGTTTATCTGGTGGATGTAACTTATGGAACTGGTCGTCAAGATCCTTGAGTACGTCTTTCACCTCACCGGCAGCGCCTTTAATGTCTTTATAAAGTTTGCAACCAGCCTTGACGGCGTTAACCGCACCATTGGCTAGCGCAAATAATGTGAATGGATCCATGATTTCAGGGAAAATGATGTTGTCAGATATGGTAAACAACGCACGAACCACTTGCTGGTTCAGACAAAATCATATATAATACTCTACTATTTATGAAACTTGATAAGGATCAAATTTATGACAGTTATGGCAATTAAATTGGTCACCGGTGAAGAAATTATCGGAGACGCATCGGCAACACCGGAGGGTAGAATTTCCGTTTCAAATGCGGTTACCCTGAGAATGTTTCCATCCCAGATCGCAGGTGGACAACCAAGTATGGGATTCCAACCATTCCCAACACTGGCTATCAGTCGAAGAACACCAATGATGTTCGAACCATTACATGTGGTTTATTCATATGTACCAGATGAAGAATTGGTAATAGAATACAATAGAATGTTTGAAGAAGGTGCTTCACCACAAATCATCACAGGATAATAATGGATTTTTACACAAACGTACAAAGTTATGGAAATAACATTCTTTACCGTGGCATCATGGACGGTAAACGTGTTAAACAACGAATAGAGTATTCACCATCACTTTACATGCCTTCAAAGAAAGAAACACAATACAAGTCCTTGGATGGTGTGTTTCTTGACCGCAAAGAGTTTGATGATATCCGTTCAGCCAGAGAATTCTTTAAAAAGTATGATGGTATTCCTGGTGCACCAAAAATCTATGGTAATACCAGATTTGAATATGCCTTTATTGCCGACCAACATTCCGAAATGGTCGACTGGGACCTGGATAAGATCAAAGTCTCCAACATAGATATTGAAGTTGGTTCCGAAAATGGTTTCCCTGATCCATATCAGGCAAATGAACCAATCACAGCCATCGGTTTGAAAGACCTGGGTGGTCGTATGATTGTTTGGGGTTGTGGTGACTATGACAATTCAAAAGATGAAACCAATGTTGGTGTAAAACTAACCTATATCAAATGCCGTGATGAATGGACACTATGTAATGAGTTCATCAAGTATTGGGTAGATCACACACCAGATGTAATCACTGGTTGGAACACCAAGTTCTTTGATATTCCGTATCTCGTTAATCGTTTTCGTAAAATTTTGGGTGAAGACAAAACCAAGTTGTTGTCTCCTTGGAAATATATCACCGAACGTAAAACCATTATTAATGGTCGTCAGATGATTGCCTATGGTTTCTTAGGTATCGAACAACTTGATTATATTGAACTCTACAAATGGTATGCGCCAGGTGGTAAGTCACAAGAATCCTATCGTTTGGATAACATCGCAAACGTGGAAATTGGTGAACGTAAACTGTCATATGATGAATACGATAACCTTCATGCCTTGTATCGGTTGAATCACCAGAAGTTTATTGAATATAACATTCGTGACGTTGTACTGGTTGAACGTATTGATGACAAGTTGAAATTGATTGAACTTGGTTTGACTCTTGCATATGATACTAAGTGTAACTATGAAGATATCTTTGCTCAAACCCGTATGTGGGATTCAATGACTTATTCCTATCTGTTGAATAAGGGTATCATTGTTCCACCACGTGAAATCCAGGACAAAGATGCAGCATTCGAAGGTGCATATGTTAAAGTACCACAGGTTGGTGCTCATAAGTTTGTGGCTTCGTTTGACTTGAACTCTTTGTATCCCCACTTGATGATGCAATACAACATTTCACCAGAAACTCTGATTGAACCAGAAAAGTACACACAAGATATGCGTGATATCATTTCACAAGGTGTATCGGTTGAAAAGTTGTTGAAGAAACAGGTTGACCTGGCCAAGTTGGATGGTGTTACTATTACCCCAAACGGTCAATTCTTCCGTACCGACAAACAAGGTTTCTTGCCTGCGATGTGTGAAGAAATGTATGAAGACCGTAAGAAATTCAAAAAGTTGATGTTGGTTGCTCAACAGGAGAAAGAAAATGAAAAAGACAAATCAAAACACTATGAAATTGAAAAACGAATCGCAAGACTCAACAACCTACAACTCGCAAAGAAAGTATCCCTTAACTCCGCTTACGGTGCTTTGGGAAGTCAGTATTTTAGGTTTTATGACCTACGCATGGCTCTTGGAG